CAGAGTGGAAGCAAGGTGATAAAAACCTTGAAAAGGCTATTCCATTCATTTTTTTAAACAAAAAACAAGCGTAAAAGATGGAGTTTACTAAAGAGCAAGTTAAAGAGTGGAAAGCTAAACACGGTGAGCTTTTCGAAATCACAGTAGAAGATAAGAGTTGCATTTTGCATCGTCCAACTCGTAAGGATTTATCTTATGCTTCAGCGGTGAAAGACCCAGTCAAGATGAGCGAAGTAATGCTGAATGCCTTATGGGTTGCAGGCGATGAGGAAATTAAAGAGGATGACTCTTTATTCTTAGCAGCAATTCAAAAGATGCAAGACATCTTGGAGGTGAAAGAAGCAGAAATAAAAAAGCTCTAGAAGATGCTGAAGTCGATACTTCAGACGGTGTAGACGTCCTGTTTTGGGACACCGTTCTCCGCTATTACCTTTCAATTGAACCCAACGAGATGCCCGACGAAGTTTGGGCGCAAACAATAAAAAATCTAAGTGAAATAAGAAAGCTAGAAAATAATGGATAATGCTTTAAAATTTTTAATAAAGATCACTGCAACGCCAGGTAATGTTTTTGCGACTGCTCGCCTTTGCAAGGATCAGCTTGATAGCATAAAATTAAAGTCTTTAGAGGCGAAAAACGCACTCAAAGATACATTTAATTTTAGTTCTTTCAAGTCTGGCTTGATGAGCATTCCTGGAATGGCTTTCTTAATGAATCCAACAACGCTCATCGGTGCTGGTATCGGTGCTGTTTCACGCTTAGGTGCACAGGCAGAAAGCACCGCTGTAGCGTTTAAAACTCTTGTTGGAGATGAAAGTAAAGCAGGCGAAATGCTTAAAGAAATAGGCGACTTTGCAAACCATTCACCATTCGGCAAAATGGAACTCGTCGAGGGGGCGCAGCAAATGCTTAACTTTGGTATTTCAACTGAAAAGGTTTTGCCACTGATGAAACAGTTAGGAGATGTTTCTGGTGGTAATAAAGAAAGGTTCGCATCTCTTTCACTCGTAATGGGTCAAGTGTCTTCTACTGGCTACTTGATGGGTCAAGATTTACAGCAGTTCATCAACGCTGGATTTAATCCAGTTTATGAACTTTCAGAGATGACAGGTAAGTCAGTTTCAGATCTGAAAGACATGATGGCTAAAGGACAAATCACCGCAGAAAATGTAGCGCAAGCAATTGCACATGCAACAGGCGAAGGTGGAAAGTTCCACGGCATGATGGAAGCTAAAAGCCAGGCCCTGGAAGGAAAGCTTTCAACTCTGCAAGATACAGTAGTAACGAGTGCGGAGGAGCTTTCAAAAGGCATTAATAGCCCTATTGGTGAATTGGTTGATCAAATTACCGAGATTATTCCAACTATCACAAATGGATTACAGATGGTGTTCAGAGCGTTTGGTGCATGCATCAAGTTTGTTATGAAGTTTAAAACTGAATTAGCGATACTTGGTGGTGTGGTGCTCGCAATCTTCACCATGTGGAAAGTCTACAATGCAGCGTTAGCAGCTTATTTGGTTGTTTCAAAACTTTGCCAGGCAGCAACTGTTATTTGGACTACAGTTCAGTGGGCATTGAACGCAGCAATGACAACAAACCCTATAGGATTTGTGATTACTGCAGTTGTCGCACTTGTGGCAGCCATTGGATATGCCTGGGTCAAATTTGCAGGCTTTAGGGCTTTCTTAATTACCATGTGGGACACCATCAAGCAGTTTGGAAATATCCTCAAAGACTTCTTAATTGATAGAATTACGGACTTGGTGAAAGGTTTAGGAAGCGTTGCGACGTCACTTTATAAGTTATTTAAAGGTGATTTCAAAGGTGCTGCTGATTCATTCACTGATGGCATTAAGCAAATAAGCGGTTATAATGCTTTTAAGAAAGCCTACATTTCCACTTATGATACAGCGACAAATATCGGTGCTAATTTCAATAAGAACCTAAAGAATGAGCAAGCAAAAGACAAAGCGAAAGCTGAAAGCAAGTCGGAGATTGCAGATCCAGGAATAAAAGGTTCTGCCAAAACAACAAGTAACGAGGTTGTTTTTGGTGAAGGCAAGAAAGGTAAAGGCAAAAAAGGCAAGAAGGGCAAACATGGAAAATCAGCAGAAGAAATAGCAACAGGAGGAAAGCGTTCAACGGCTATCACCATGAATATTTCTAAATTCTTTGATACCATCCATGTTCACATGTCAGATAAAGCAGACACAGCAGAACTTGAAAGAGTAGTTGTACAATGTATTAATCGTTCGCTAGCAATTGCGACATCAACTGATAGAGGCTAATATGGAGTATAGAGAGATTTTAGATAAAGGCTTACCATTAAAGGTAGATAACAAAGCTCATCGCTTTGTGCTTGAAAATCTTGCACTTCGAATTATTGGAGGCAAAGTGCCACCATACTGGCTTTTTCGTGAAATCGGAATTGCTAATGTCGATAGCGAAGACTACGATAGCATTAAATCTTTAAGTGATGAAGAACTCGAGGACATGGTGCGCACCAATGCACTTGGCATTCCAATGACAATGCCTCTTGAACTTCGCATAGAAGAACCAGGCGCAAAATCGTGGTTGCTACCATTCGAGCCTATGATCAGTATCACAGGCAAAAACATCATTAAAAAGCGCAATGTGAACAAAGGTAGTGTTCGTGGAAGTATCAAAGAACGATGGGCGCAAGATGACTACGAAATTACAATCGAAGGCGTTTTAATTTCTACTGATGGAAAATACCCCGAGCAAGACGTATCAAAATTGCGAAAGCATTGCGAAGCTGCATCTGTATCATGCCTTTCACCATTATTGGAGATTTTCGGAATAAACCACATCGTAATTGAAGAGTGGGAATTACCATTTACCAGTGGAACAGAAAACCAAAACTATAGCATTAAAGCCGTTTCAGACAACGACTACAAGTTGCTTTTAGGTCGTGAAGAATATAACGGATTGCGAAACAAATAACCTCTAACTATGTACACACTAGACTTCGAAGTAAAAATAGGTGAATTCTATCTTGGAATGGTCGACAGCATCACCATTCATAAAAGTGTAGAATTACTTGCAGATACTTGTGAGATCGTTCTTCCTGCTGCTAGACTAAATAAGGCTTTAGAGGTAGAAGAGCAAATTAAACGAGGAGATGAAGTGAGCGTTAGTATAGGCTATAAAGAAGTTGGAATCAAAGAAGAGTTTAAAGGCTATTTACAGAGAATTTCAACAGATGGAGGTAGCATAAAACTCTTTTGTGAAGATGATTTGTTTCAGTTTAGAAAAGACTTGCCAAACGAAGAACTCAAGAAGATTTCACTTAGCGACTTGCTTTCAAAAGTAGTAAAAGGTGTAGGCAAAAACTACAAAGTTGATTGTAGCTATACATGGGTTTACGATAAGTTTGTCATTCGAGATGCTACAGGCTATGACGTTCTTAAAAAAGTGCAAGAAGAGTGTGGCGCAGATATCTATTTAAAAGATGGTGTTTTACACATCCATCCGCCAGGCGAAGTTATAGGCAAAGAGCGTTTTTACGATTTTGCAGTGAACATCGAGGAAGCAGAACTATCTTTTAAACGTGCAGAAGATAAGAAGGTGAAAGTGGTTGTAAAAGCCATAATGCCTGATGGCAAAGTGAAAGAAATTGAAGTAGGCTCTACTGGTGGTGAAAAAGTGGAAGTAAAGTGTCATGCTTCGGACACTGCAAGTATGAAAGCAAGAGGAGAAGCAGAAGTAAAAAGACGCACGTTCGATGGTTACGATGGAAGCATCACAACCTGGTTAATCCCTGAGTGCAATCCTGGTGATACAGCGAGCATTCACGATGGAGATTATACATACAAAGACGGCACTTATTTCGTGCGTTCGGTGACCACTGAATTTTCAGAAGGCGGAGGAAAACGCAAAGTTGAACTTGGATATAGATTAAGTTGATATGGACCAATATAAAGAACTCGCAACACTAATTAAACAAGCCTCATCACATGGTGGTCGTGTTACAATTTTGCAAGGAATTGTGAAAGAAGTTAGCGGTATCACATGCACAGTTGAGATAGGTAGTATAACGGTCTCGGACGTGCGTTTGCGTGCTTCTGAAAAACAGGAAGAAACGCAAATCCTAATCACTCCTGCAATTGGTTCAGCAGTTATCCTTGCAAGTCTTTCTGGTGACATGACAAACCTTGTAGTAGTTGCAGTAGATGTAGCAGAAAGCATCACTATTAATGGTGGTAAACTTGGTGGATTAATCAACATTGAAGCTTTAACTGCAAAGCTTAATGAGTTGGTTAAAGTCTTCAATTCGCACACCCACACTGCGCCAAATGGACCGACAACACCACCCACAACATCAGCGCATCAACTGCAAAGAGCAGATTATGAGGATGAAAAAATAAAACATTGATGAGAGCTATAAAACTAAATAACTTCAAGATAGATGTACAGCCAAAGTTTGACAATGAAGGCAAAATACTTTCAGGCTTACATTTGGGCGACACGCTTAGACAGAATCAAGCGTTAATCTTGGTGCTTCATCAAGGAGAGCTAAAAGAACGTCCAGAGGTGGGCGTTGGCATCGAAGATATGCTTTTAGACAACGACATCCTTTACTGGAGAAGTCGAATACGAGAGCAATTAGAACTTGACAATCAGAATGTAGATAAGGTGAGAATTACTACAGGTGGAATAGAGATTAACGCAAGTTACTAAAAAGAAAGAAAGGAGGAAATTATGCAAAAGAATACAAAAGAATGGATTCAGTACGGCAGTGCGCTAGGCATGCTTGCTAGTGGTGTTTGCCTTGTGTTTTTATGCTTTTTCTTCAACAATTACGACTTGAAAGATTCTGTTTTGTGGTATGTAGGACAATGCCTCGTTTACGCTGGTTCAGTGTTCGGTATAAAGGCTTACATTAACTCGAAATATGGCGACATCAAAACGTTTGTTGAAAAAGAGATAAAGAAAGAAGAACAAGAAAATGAGAAATATTAAATACATAGCAGTACACTGCACTGCGAGCAGTCAGCACGCAACCATTAAAGAACTCTTACTTGAGTTTAAAAGAAAAGGCTGGTCAAAGCCTGGCTATCACCATATCGTGGACGTGAACGGAAAGGTCTTTAATACACTTTCAGAAGATGAAGTGAGCAATGGTGTAAAAGGATTTAATTCAAATCTTATAAACGTTGCTTATATCGGTGGAATTGACGCTAACGGAAAGCCAGTAGACAATAGAACTGAAGAGCAAAAAAAGTCACTCTTATTGCTTTTAAAAGCACTTAAGAAAAAGTACCCAAATGCTATTATTCAGGGACACAGAGACTTTTCGCCAGATACAAATAAAAACGGCATTGTAGACCCTTGGGAGCGTATCAAAGCGTGTCCTTGTTTCGATGCTAAAGTTGAATATAAAAACTTATAAAACATGAGACATCTAATCTACTTACTGCTTTTATTCCTCACTACAGGATGTTGCAGTTCAAAAAAGCTAGTAGCAGCAGAAACGCATACAACGGTTGTGCGAGATTCAGTAGTGCTGCGTGATTCATTTGTGGTAAAAAACCTTACATCCTATTTCGATTCAATCGTCGTTCGAGATTCGGTGGTATTAGTCTACAATGATGTAGGAAAACTGCTATCGAAAGAGAGGTTTTTATTTCACGATAGGCAGCGCAAGACGGACATTAAAAATACAGATCAAAATGTACGCCAGGAGCGAACGCAAAAGCAGAAGAATGTTATAGGAATAAAAAAGAAAGAAACAGTTACACACGACTTCACGCTTGCGAATTTTGCTCGAATAATAGCAATAATGATAGCTCTATTAGTGATAGCCTATATAATATATAAATCAAGAAACTTATGGAAGTTCTTGCGAAAAATGGTCAAACCCTAGCAGATGTAGCAATCCAAGAATATGGATGTTT